TCTGATACTGGCCTTAGCGCTCTCAACAATGTGCTCGACATCGCGCCTAAGCTCAGCAACTGCTGGTGTGGTCAAGTCAAAGTCCAATCCATCACCAAAAATGTCCTTCTTGCCTCTACTATATTTCAGGTTGTAAGGATACCCTGCAGAGGAGGTGCGGTTGATGCTCTTGAGCTTCAGTTCAGGCACCCCTAGCACGGCCTCCTCAAAAGTAAGCACGCGCCTGGTGGAATTCACTGTCAGCTCAGTGTGCTTCTGCATGGCCAAGGCCATAACAGCATGACACTTTGGCACATTACTCACAAAAAGCTCGCTCTGGTAATTGCTCAGTGCCATGAGCATTGGCTCAATGACTTGGCCATCGCGCAAGACAGTAGTCAGCTCAGCTGGCTTAACTGGGCATGGACCAAATCCATCAAACCCAGTCTCCTTGATCTTACTACGCGTGCTCTGCGACACACTGGCAACCACAGTGCCAATGGGGGCCATAGACCCACTGGCCAATCCACTCTGAGACACACAAGCAGCCGTGCTCTCATCGACCTCGATGCCACGCTCCGACATGGACTCAATGAACTTGTCCTGAATCACATTGCCAAACTTGGCAATCATGGCCTCAACCAACTCCTTGGTGAGCACAGCAGACCAGCCTTCCCGCTGCCCGCCGTTACCGGGAGACCGCGTTCGGCCAGCAATGTGTATGCCTAGTAAGGCCTTGCCACCAAAGTAGCGTGGCTCTGCAAATGTCAAAGGCGCCCCACAATCACCTGCCTCTGTGGGCAGGGAATAGGACCAAGTGTTCAACACATCACTCATCCCCATGGTGATCTGTTCATCAAAGCGGAGCCCTCGTGTAATCATCTGGACCCTCTCAGTGTGAAACTTACCATTGAATGTGTAAGTGCGAGCCACATCTAGCCAAATGGCCAAATCGTTGGACCCATACAACTGCTTGGCAACACAAGCGTCTGTGATGCAATAGGCAGTCAAATTGCGGTGCGCCCTCGCGTACAGGGGCCGAAAGTCCACAAAAGTGAGGTCAGCTTCGGGTATATCAAAATGTGTCAACTTGTCAAAACGAGCACCATCAAAAGTCACGCGCAAATCACCAGCCCCGCAAGAAATCATCTCAATCTCTTGCTTGTCAAATAGACTTCTGCGGAAATGGTAAGGCATGACTGCAATGGAACCAGACAAAAACAAGGCTTGTCCAACATTCTGGCCCTCAGTGACAATCTTCCAAGTGTTGCGGTACACAATGTCACTCAACTGATTCTGCGGTGGATTGCCCAACTGGGCAAGCGCAGACGGCACAACCCCACCCGCACCCTTCCTCTTCGGGTACGTTTTAGGCTCATGATGCACACTTTGCTCGGTAGTAACAGGCACCTCTTGCGCGGTGTTGGGGTTAATGTACTCAAACAGTGCAGTAACAACCTTCGAAGCCAAATCGGCCACAAACTTGATGACACGCACAGCTGTCACCATGACGCCAAAAATGGTCAACAAGTTGCCCAAGCACGTGACGGTGTGGCCTTCAACCGCAACACCAAAAATAGAATACTTGATCCAGGCAAAAACCCTGGCCCTCCATGAAAGCTCAGCGTCCAAGGCTCTCTGCAATACAGCCATCCAAGACGGAGGAGCGTCAAAAGATCGCTCAATGCGGTGTGCAGGC